GTTAAAAAATTGATGGCAAATCCCGATAACAGACGAGAACACGCAATTGATATGTATTGGAAACGATTACAATTATCAGGAAAATGGTATATGATTATACCTCCAACTGTAATTCAATATGAAGATTACAGTGATATTGAAGGACACGTTGTAAATTATAATTCGCTAATGTTAGATATAGATAAAGATTGGTTATTCAAGCCATCGACTTTGCAAAATATACAACCTATTCAACCTATTCAACCATTACATATTTCTAATATACAAACACCAACACCGCTTATATTATCAAATGCAACAATGCCCTCACAAAATACAATGACTTTGGTAACTACAAGTGAAGGGGGGATTTTGAATATGCAAAAATGCAAATCGGTGAAAATGCAAATCAATTAGAGAACCTCAATTCTGTAGATGTAAAAAAGACGACATAATTTTTTTGTTTTTCTCGGCATATTCCAAACTCCTCAACTTTTCTTGATATTCTCGGGAACTCATTTGTTCTTTCATTTTTTGTTCACGAAAAGCCAGCATTTTTTCGGCTTCCATTTTATCTAGCGGTGTCATTTCACTGGAATCTCGTTCCCTTACAAAATGATCGACCGATGTATATTGTTTTACCTTTTCAAAATCATTTTCACTTACTGAAAATACGGTTTGATCTTTATGAACACGGCGCAAATCATCGAATTTCAATTTACTGAAAGGATCACACGATGCGTAGGACTGATTTTCTTCTGAATCATCGTATAATTTTGTTCCAAATCCATTATTACTAAATTCTTGGACGCCTTCATATTTAATAATGCCTGTATTTGTTTTTTTGATATTATTGATGACTTCTCCCATATTTTTTGTGCTAACAGTTTCACTTATTTCATAAAGTGGATCATTTTTGGAGAACCATTCATTTCTTTGACGAATTTTCTCTTGTTCCTCTTTATTGACCATATTTTCCTCAAATAATTGATTGAATTTATTTTGAAAACTCTCTTTTGGCATTTCATTGATTGATTTTGTAATTTTTTGAGTGGTGGATTTATTCATTTCAGAACCGGTAGAAGGATCATATTTTGTCGTGTTTTCATCTATTGTTTGATTTTGTTTATTATTACTTTCATAATATTGAACGACCACATCAAATGCTTTCTTATAAAAGAGAAAATATTCGGGTGGCAATCTGGATTTATCTGGATGAACCATCAATACCTGTTTTTTCGCGCGTTTCATATCATCGACCGTTGGATGATGAGATAAATTAAATAGGCTCAATAATTCTTCAAATGAATACATATGTATATTTAGATTATGACTTGCAGACATCTATATATTTAATTGTATATAGATTTTTCTAATAAAATGACGAAAATCTATATAAAAGTATTTGTATAATAATATATAATAATGAAATTTGTAAACAATTTTCTTGATTCTATCAATTATTATATTTATCAAATTTGTAAAATATTTGATAAAAATACGTATAAAATTTTGAGACATATAAGAGACTATACCAATGAAGATTTGAATTCACATATCAAAGACACGATTTATTCAAATATATACAATAATAGTGATATAGAATCATCATAATTAATGATCCGACATTTCGAAAAAAACGGGTTCTGGTTCTCTTATTGTTTCTCTCAATGATTTTATTTCATTTGTAAGAGACTCTACCATTTCGCGTAATATCCTAATTTCTTCGCGCATATTATTCATTTCTTTTTCCATTTGATTTGTTCGTAGATTTTCAGATAGAGGAGGCGACAAACGTGGTGATATTTCGGGTGATATTACCCTTTCTGATTGAATATCGATAAAATGGCTTTCTTCTAAATTGTTTGACCATTGGATATGTTTTTCCGAGGATTCTTTTGGTTTTTGTAAAATGGAAAAAAAATCATTGATATCTGTTATTTTTTTGGGTTCTCCATTTACCTGGGGTTTTCCATTTACCGGAATATTTTTTATAGGTTCAATATCCATTTCACGTTGTAGCATATGTTGTTTGACTAATTCCTCCATATTTGTAATAACATCATCTTCTATTTTTTCACTAAAATTTATATCTGATGGTGTTTTTACTTTTAACATATTTTCATATTCTTTTTGTCTTTCTTGAAATTCATTTGCATTCTTATTTTCAATATTGCGCTTCAAGTCGTTTGAAAATAATGCGGAAGAGTCTTTTGAAAATAATGCGGAAGAGTCATTTGTAGATAATTCAGGTGAAATATATACATTGTTTTTTTCGAATTTATTTATACTATTCAATTCATTAATCATATATAAAATAACAGCACGGTTCAAATTTTTTATTTCATTTGTTCCTAAATGTGCGTATCGGTATTTTTCGTAGAATTGCTGTATTATTTTTTTGAACCAAATTTGCTTTTCTTCTAAAGAAAAAGTAGATTCATTAAAATAAGCAGTATTTGATAGTTTATTCCAAAGAATTTTTTGATTATCTGGATGAATAAATTTCATTATACATAAAACAATTTTATTTTTATGTATATTTTTTTGTTTTTGTATTTGTTTATTTTTTATTTTTGTTGATTGTTTTCTTTGAAAGATTTTTTCGTCTCTTTTTCAAAAGCGTCAATTTGTTCTCTTTTTCTTGGATTTCTGGTGATTTTTATTTTTCTTTCTGTCACAATATCTCTATCTACTATACCATCTAATGAATTTTTGATTGATTTAATAAGGTTCTCTGCTTCTAATGCATCTGTAAATATATTTGCATCTTTGTTTAGAAAGACTTTAGTGCTATTATAGTCATAACGATTTGGATTATTCAAGAGAGATTTATAAACACGAACCACAATTTCGCTCGATTCTTGTCTATCAAAAAATTCCAAAAGAGATTCATATAATTTATCTGGGTTCTCTAATATTTTACCAAAATCGTATAATTTACCAAGCAATCTTTTGAATCCAGCAAAATAATCAGCACAATTTTGTAATTCTTCAATTTTTTGTTTCAATTCTGGGTTCTTTATATTTCTTATTTCATAATTCTTTATTTGGTCTTGTATGTCTACATATGTGTCTACTGTAGAAGCAATTTCTTCTTCTTCTTCGCTTTTACTGTTAGCTTCGCTTTCACCTCCTCCTTTGTTTTTTCTATGTTTCTTCAAAAACTTTCCTTTTTTAATATGTGGAAGCATTTCCGACATCAAAACAATGATAAAGAGAACCTGTTTTGACATATTTGTTTTTTTGTTTTTTCCTTCTTTTTTGATTGTTTTATTTTTTGAACGAATATTTTTTTTTGTTTTTGTTTTTGTTTTTCCTATTCGGTTGACCATATTTCTATACTATTTAGATATAATAATATTTTTCATTTTATTGATTTTTACGATTCATTAAAAAATGTATTTCTCAATTGTTGAACATAAGAATCCGGTATTCGCACACTACTAAATAATCGTATTTTGTCTTTCAATCGCATATTTTTAATTTTGTGGGTATCGTCTATTTCTACCTGACCGACTAACATTGTAGTAATAAAAAAGAGAGAATACATACCACATTCAGTATTTCCAGATTGATGTTCAATGTTATTAGTTGTTATTTTGAAATCAATCGGTGGAGTCAATTCGGCACCTTGTTTTATAACACGATCTATAAATACCTTGATTTCTTTTGGAGGTTTAAACCCATTACTATCCATATAATAAATATGTGTATCGTCTAAATCAATAAAAAGAGAAACCCAATGAGAACCTCCTGAATTATGTGGACTCAAATTGAAACAAATTCCGATTTTCCTTTTGCCGCGTTCTATTTGTTGTTTTAAAGAAAAATTACATAAATCCTGTGTAACGCATTTTTCTTCTCCTTGATCAGGTAAACGTGTATCAAAATCAATCGGCGTAGGACCTATAAATTCAAAAGCAGGATACGCTTCTTCGTATTGTTTTAAAACAGCCAAAATATCAAAATTAGATAACCACGCATTCGGGTTCTCTTTCCATTCGGGTGGTTGTTTCGGAGCAAAAATATATTGATCAATTTGATTTTTCAGTTCCGTATTTTTGATTTGATTTAACCAACATTTCTCTTTTTTACAAAAGACAAGCCGTTTTTTCAATTGATGCCAAATCGCATTATAATCCGTATCTTTTATTTTTTGAGATTCGGGTTTGGATTTGTTATATTCATCTTTTATTTTTACTAGAATTTCTGGAATGAGACAACTATTTTTTACGGGGGTCTTGTTTTTTACGAGAGGACTACAATTTTCGAATAATTCTCCTTTACGATTTTTTTTTGTTTTTCTTTTATAATTTTTTTTTGTTTTTCTCCTGTTTCTGTTTCTCAAAGTAGAATGATTCATATTTGATATATATTTAGAAAAAACAAAATCCTATGATTTGTATTTATGTTTGTTAATAAACATATCCATTGTAAAAGCATTGATATTATTTTTCTTTACGATGGATTCCCCCCATAAAGATTTAGAAGATTCTGGTTCTCTTGGAACATCTATATTTCCAAAAAGAGAATCATCATCTTCTTCGGTTTCATCGGATTTATAAAAATTCTTTTCGTTTTTGTTTTCCATTTCTTTCATTTCTAAATATTTAATACAGGATTTTGCATATTTATCAAAAGTTTCTGAAATATCAAGAGAAATATTGGTTTTGGGGTTTTCTGCCATTTCTACAGTTAACTGTATAATTTCGTCCATATATAATTTCAATTTTGAATAATATTCTTGATATTCTCTATATTTTTCGGGATCCTTTTTAGATAAATATTTCTGATAACGATTTTTGTTTATCAATAATTCCAAAGTTAGATTATCAATATTTTCATTGTTCGACTTTGGATATTCGTCGCAATTAGGAACAGTATCTCTGCATTCATCATTATTTTCCATTATATATACGAATAATATTATATTATACATAAACAAACAAAAATGTTTTCTTTAGCCACAAACCAAATTACTTTCTAGAAAGAAAAATATTATATAATAATATATACGAATAATAATGGCAACTTTTAATTATGGAGGTCCAACAAATATAAATCTTGGAGGTGGTATAAATGGAATTTCTCCTCAACAAACTGTATTGAATTATAAAGATAGCGAAGGAACACGTATTCGACGTATTTTACGTAATGCTTGGAATACACAATATGCTGTAGGAAAAGTAAATGGTTATAATCGTGTAGCTACTCCCTTTCGCGCAGTAAATAATTTGGATGATTTTTTATCACGTCCGGATTATGTTTGTGGTGGTCCCAATCCAGTAAAGTCTTCCTATTTAGGAAAAAGTTTGAATTTTCTTGCCGGTACTAAACAAAATACTTGCGATGGAACAGGTGTTGGTGGTTCATCGTGTAATCCTAAATTCGTGAGTGATTCCTCGGATTATACTACCTATAGAAAACAACGAGCTATGAATCGTACATACAATGATTTGACATTTGGCGGCGATCAAAGCAATGCTTCTTTTGTTCCATTAAAGGCAGTCCGCAGATTTTAGATATTTGTCCTAAATATTTATACCCATATACTGTATAAATGTTTCAATTACAAATAACAAATACACCTCCATATCAGACAATCAATAACGGAATTACCTATTCTAGAAATGGTATGCCACAAAAAGATATTACGAGTGATGGAGATAGTAGTTTTGCAATGGG